ACATCGCTCCGGTAAATGGTAAGGTTGAAACTGTATGTACCGGTTTCGACATAACCAACCATAATGTGCCTATCTGCAAATCAGCTATGATAGACGCAACATTACAGCGATATAGATGTTCAAAATTCATGGTTAATAGACTATTCGGAGTGCTAAATTTTACACCAATTTTTCCTACCAGTTGCACTCACAACATCAATAAAGCCGTAATTACGCGACAATTGTGCTGGCCAAACGAAGATAAAGCTATTCCAGGTGAATGGCGAACAGCATTTAAAGGGTATAAAGAGAGGTTTCATTTGGATGATGTAAACTACCTCAATACCTATAAAGATGACATCTCCGGCTTTGTGGCGCGCTATAATAAGAATCGCGGTGATCAAATAAGGAAGGCCCGCGACCGTGCTCTCGAGTCGGGTATAATACCAACGCACGGCAAAGCTTTCATGAAATTCGAGGCATCGTTCAAAAATTCATTGGCTGATTACAAACCAAGATTAATCACTGCTTTCACAGATCAACTTTTAGCCACAAATGGCCCAGTCATGTATGCATTAGACAAATTCTTTACCAAGCAAATTTTTACTTCCAAGAGTGACTTTTATTTCACTAGCGGATCAACCAGGGAAGATATTGGAGCTTTCTTCTCACACTATGTTGGTTTGGGATGGTCGATTGTAATGAATGACTTCAAAACGTTTGATGGCAGCCAATCAAGTGAATGCAATAGAGAATGTAATCTAATGAATATAGAGCTGCTACCCAATAATACTGAAGCCGATCAAGTGACGTCTGAAGTCAATATGAGAGCCATCACTTGTGATGGCCTGTATTATACTAGAGACGGCAGTTTTGGCTCAGGTAGAATAGACACCACACATTCAAACACCAACAAGAACGCGGCTGCTACTGATTATGTATATAGACAACTTTGTGGCCTAACAATAACGGGAATGTTTCACGGCGATGATAGCATAGTCTTCATTGCTCCTAACCAGGACATTCCTGCTATGTCAGTCATAAATGAATTATATTCCAATTTGGGATTAGCGGCTGAAGCTAATTTGGTAGACAACCCTTGGGATGCAGAATACTGCTCTAAAAGGTTTTGGGAAATCGAACCGAATTTCTTCTACCCTGCAATCAAGCCAGGTAGGTCGTTAGCTAAGACTTTTTATACTAAGAACAATTATAAAGATGAAGAGACTTACAAGGCTCATTTGCGGGGTGTCATTTTAGGTTTTAAATATGATGTGTTTATACCTGCTTTTGGGGCAATTATGGACTGGATGCAATCCGCAATTGGCGAAGGCAGAGTGATCTTAGACAAAAATGTTGAACACAAGATGAATGGTACCATTTGCATAGAAAATGCTTCTGAGTTCGTACATCAGCAATTTCAATATTATTACGGTTTAGATTACGAAACCTACAAAACTATCTGGTTGCCTAAATTTCAATTGGGCATGGAAGTAGATAACGATATAATCACCAGATTAGTGGAAGTTGATACCGGAATGATCCCC